ATTAGTTAAATTATCTCTTACTCTGTTAGTCATGGGTACAGCTACAGCTTGATCGTTCTTTCTATCATTGAAGTTGATTTGGTTGTTGTCAAAGTCAACAAATCTTTTTTCAAGTCCTAGTAATTCATTTACTCTGCAACCTAAATCAATAAGACATTCAATAATATCTTTTACTGCTTTGTATTTATGTTCAACTAAATAATCAAGCAATTCTTTTTCCATATCAGCAGTAAGATAATGAACCTTGCTGTTCTTTGTTGGTCTAGGTTTTGGGAACTTAATCATCTCAATAAATCCGTCTTCCTCCATCTCTTGAAGTACGACTCTCAGGTAGCCCATCTTCTGATTGATTACTGCATTACTATTCTTGTGTTCAGCTTTAAGAATATCCATCATCTTGTTGACCATAGGTCTAGTAATTTTATTTACTGGTAAATCCCCTAGTGCTTTGATGTTGTGCTTCATTCCTATCAAGAAATTAGTAGCAGATTTAGTTCCGTTCTTTCTTCTTTTATATACAACTCTAGTTGCTTCAGAAAGTTTGAGCATTTTTCTTTTCATAGTGGTTCGTTAAAGGTTTTTTTCTAGGTCATCTATCATTTCAAGATAGCCCTGTTTACCAAAGGCGATAAGATCAGGGATTGTATATTCTCTTGTGGTAAATCTATGTCCACAAGAAAGACACACCCTACGTCTATAGACATAAGGTGTGATGCTTTTGTTTCGGAAGCCTTTAGTAAGTTCAGCTTTTCTATAAATAGTTTCACGAACTTTGATGTCTAGGCTTTCGCATTTAGTACACTTCATTGTTCTTCCTTTGGTGGCTCGAACCACTTATCAAGTTTCTTTTTAATCTTGCGTAAGTTTTCCATAGTCTCAGGACTTGCTCTGCGACCATGTTCGTCTTCTCTTAAAACATCTTCGATCTCAATAAATTCAGTAAAGAATTTAACGATAGTTGATGATTGCATATAAGGTAAATTACATTCATCATCTGCATCATCTGTAAATGTAAGAAAGCCAATAGACTTATCTTCAAGATGTCCAGTTTCTAGAGGATTAAACTCTATTTTTTCCCAATGTCCGCTTGGATAAATGTGATGTGTGTGATTGGTTTTCATAGGTCTTGCTCCCAAAATTTGATAAGTTTTTTTAGTTCAGCTATCCGCTTCTTTGCGTTGGCTGTCTTCTCAGCTTTTCGTATGCTGATTTGTTTCAGCATGGCTTGAGTTTCTTCGTTGATCTCTTCCATAAAGTTCATACCTCCTCGTTTCGATAACTTGGATATTTAACAATTAAATTATTTGTTTTATATGTCATAGTCTCGATTGGATGACCTATAAAATCTTCTATTTGATTTATTAAATCATTTTCATCTTTGGCTTTCCATCTAGTACCTTTACATCTTTGATTTAAGACGTACTCTTCTTGTTGTGATAGTTGCCATTGTGGATCTCCATCTCCAATTTCACAGAGGTAAAGATCAATGTCAGTAACGTGGTATTTATTCATCTTCTTCCTCCTCTTCATAATCTTCCTCCACTAAAAATTTAACTTCAAATAATCCTTCTTCATCTTTACCGTATATGGTATCAAGTTTATGCTCTTCGATAAAGTCAGTTACTAATTTTTCTACCTTGGATCGTGGGTAGATTTTGTATTCAGTAGTTTTCATTGTGGTTCCTCCGTTTTAATTTGGTTGATTGTTTTAATGATCTCTTTTTTAAAGAGTTCAATAGACTCATTCATTGAAAGGTTGCCACCTTTATCATGTGGCAGGTTTATTGAATAAGATGTATCGGTAAGTCTTGCGGCCTTTGTGAGTATCTCATCAAGTTCTGCAAGTGTTTGCCATTGTGATCTAGACATGAGTTTTAAAAGCGTTGTTTGTTACATTTTCAGCTAACTTGTCAAGAAAAGTGTCACCTTCATCAAAGCTACCCATGTATGCACATACATGGTCATAACCTTGTGCTTGTTTCTCAACGTAAGAAAGAGAATCAAATCCTTCTGTCTTTTCAAGCTCTTCATTTTTAGCTAATTGTTTTTTCTCTTCTTTGGTGTAATCGTCAGGGTTTTTCTTTACAGCGATACAAGTTTCACTATAAAAAAACTTAATGCCTTCACCAAGAAGTAAGTAACAAAGATCTTCTAAACGTCTTTTGTCTGCTGTTGCAATCCTACATAACAAATCATATTGATCGTCAGGTAGTTTAATTTGAATTGTTTTAGTCATTGTGGTTCAAAGGTTTGTTAGTGTTTGATAGTTTAATTTAAGCATGATTAATAAAGTTCTTAAGAAAGATATACAAAAGAATTACTAAGCATACCCAAACAATTAAGGTAGTCATTCTTCATCTTCTCCTGATTCAATATCAGCTAGTGAAGAATCTTGTATTAATGCAAGCGTGTCATTAATTGCATCTTCAAATTCTTCAGAGTGGCCTATGTCTAACCCTATGTTGGTTAAGGCATCAAAGTATTCGTAAATAGTCAAGGTTTGTGGCTCCTGTAGTTTGGTTAATGGTATTTGGCATACCTGTATATAAGTATGCCAAAGGATAAAAGAAAAGTCAACCGCCAAAAGGTAAGTTTATTAGGGTTGACTTTGGTGAAAGGTTTATGAGCCTTTCAAGGAAGGCATTGAAGCCCTCCTAGAAAGATTCTAATTATCAGGTTCTAAAAATACATAGGTGCAATAATCTCCACCTAGTAAATTAGGGAGGTATGATATACCCCATTTAAAGTTGATGTCTTGTAATACATCTACACAATTAGTTAAGTTTAATTGCTTTAATGTTTCATCAATCAATTTTTCTTCATCTTCCTCTAATCCTGAAGCATCACCATTAGCTATGTATGAAGCCCAATAAATAGGAAGTTCTTGTTTAATTTCTTGCATAATTTAGTGGTTCTAAGGTTTAAATTTGAAAGGTTTGTGAGCCTTTCAAGGTAGGCTTATCAGCCCACCTAGAAAGAATCTTTATTCCTCGTCTAGCTCTGGCAACTCGTCTGATCTGTTAATGTTCTCAGCTACTTGCTGAAACCACTCTTGATCTTCTGAGTGCATATCTTTATATTCTTCTAATAGCTCGTCAAATGAGCCTTCCTTGCCCTCGTAAGGTGAAGTATAGAAAGAATATAATTCAAGTTGGTCTTGGTCGTTTGTTTCGCACATTGCAACCTGATATTCAGAGTTAGTAAGGAATACATAACCAGAGTTCATATTGAAAGCAACTTTTACTCCATTGTTTTCAAAGTCAATAGGTAATCCGTTTGTCTTCCAAGCTTCAAAGAGGTCTTGAGCTTCTCTCTGTTCTCTGTAACCAAAGTCAGCTAAGTCTTCGGTATAAGTTTTGTAAGTCATGTTGGTTCGGTTTGTTTGGTTTGTTTAGAAATTGATGTCTTGTGGTTTGTCTTGTATTAACTCAAAGTTAAAGCCAAGGACTTTAAGTGAATTAATATTGTTTTGAGTTAATGTGCTGTTGCCTGTTAAAGATTGCAAAGCACCTCGTTGTTTGTCATCAATTACATCAACATATGTTTGTCCATAAGCTGATCTAGTAGATACTTTAATTGTGTTCATAGTGGTTCTTAGTTTGGTTTGATTGATCGGAATAGTTGCAAGTCAAACATTTAGCATTTTGTTTATTGTTGCTTGGGTCAGTCTTACAACTTGAATCCGATATTGACATCATTGCATATACTGTTGTCTATTGGTAGGCTTCAATAGAAACTTCTTTGTCTTCCCTTAGTATCACTAATGAAATTCATCTTTACATTCTGTAACAATACCCTCCCTATCGATAATAAAAAGACATAAAGAACTGAAAATTAAGCCAAATCTAAGAAATACCACCAAATAATATAAGATATATTATCAAACCCTAGTTATATCAATGATTTTACTAGATATTGTCTTTTTTTTCTGTAAAAAAGTCATAGGGCATGGGGTAAAATTAGTATATGTATATATGCGTACCCCTTCAAATTTTTCTTTCTAAATTTTTTTGGGGGTAATCTTGCAGCAGCAGTCTAAGGGTCCTCCCCCCTAGTGTAATCCTAAGTATATTCTTAGTGTAATCTTAGTGAGTAGAGGTAACTCTTTCTCCTATAGTGGTCCCTAATAGAAATCCTTAATAAAACCTTGGTCTGATACGTTGCTATTTCTTATTTGTTGAGGGGTCATGCCCATAGCAGTTTGAGATATGGTGTTATTGAGCATAGAGTTCCAGTTATCAGTGTGAATAGAGAATAATTCATTTTTACGTTTAGCGATATTAAGGTCTTCATTTTGAGCCATGTAGTCTGTCCAGTAAGCAACTGCACCTGCAAGGGAGTCAACAAGGTCATCATGCACGAGAGAACCTCTGTGTCTGGATATTCGTGATAGTTGATAGACGAGTTGAAGCTTAAGTCTTCTTTCTGGTGTTTCTTGAGGGTTAGAACGGAAGTCTTTTTCTATCACTTTGCGGTCTATTATCAGGCGGTGAGAGTTCATTACAGGTTCTAGAGTGTCGATTATGCGTAGTTCTTTGGTCTTATTGTTTCTAACGTCTTCAACTAAGCATGGGTGGAACCTCATTAGGAAGGGTTTGAGGAGTTCAGCGAACATACCACCACCGAAGTTTTGTTCAACGAGTATTTGATTTATTTTATTATCTCTAGCAATCTTACTAATCTTCTCCAGAACGGCATCTGAGTAGCCCCCAGAGAGTCCTAAACACTCTGTGACGTATAAATTACCATTAAGCATCTTAACGCAGCTTATAGCGGTCTGATCCTTACCCTTTCCTGATGGGTCAACGAACATAACTGACCCTGTATATTCTATGAAGTCACCAAATTCTTGGGCTGGTCGGTAGAATCTATCACCATTGAACCCTACACATTGCAGATCTTGAATTACATATTCGGGATTATTAGACCAGATTATTTTTTCTGGTGCAAATTCTTTATTTACAGAAGCAATTACTAGGTCGTTTATCTTTAATGGGTATCTATCTTGGTCAGATAGGGTTGTATCCAGTTGAAACTGTAAATTGAAGCCAGAACGACCATAGGAAGCTTCACGTTCCATCAAATCCTGTGCTGAGAACCTTATAGGGTCTACAGGATCATTAGGCTTTACAAGCCCTTCTGTAAGCTTTCTGTTGATAATAGGAGCAAGTCTATCTCCATAGTTGTTTTTTAGTTCTGGGTAACGTGCAGTCCATATTCTTGTTTCATATCCTCTTTCTTCTAGTGTTAGGTACACAGAGTTTTCTACTTGTGGTGTACCAAGAAAGGTAATTTTTCCATTTGGTTTTAAGATTGCTTCAAATTCTTTTACAGCTTCACTAAGTTTGTCTCTCATGGGCTGTGTATAGGAGTTGTTAGGAACTTCTACGTCATCAGCGATTACTTCATCTGCCCTAGCTCCTGACATCTGCCCTAAGACACCCCTAGAAGAGCATGAGGGAGCATGATCGGCTTGTGCAGGTTTTACATCAAAACTTACCTTACTGTTTCTCTGGTCATCTCTAGGTATCAAATCAGCAAGTATTGGCATCTCATTAATAAGACGCATGGTAAATGTAGTAAAGTTATCGGCTCTGTCTTTACTGGCAGATACGACCAAGAACTTTAGTTGTGGGTTCATACGAAGTCGCCACACAACGTAAGTAGAAGTAATCCAACTTTTACCTACCCCACGAAATCCCTGTATGATTTTACGTCTTGCACCATATTGTAGATATTCAGCTATATCTAACTGAACAGGTGTAGGGTCTGGTAGGTTTAGATGTCTCCAAGTAACGATTAAGAAATATCTAAAGTCTTGTAGTTTTTTTGGTAAAGGTTGCAATTATAAATCAGCTAAAGGTACAGCATCTAGGTCTGGTAAGTTCTCCATAAGCTCTTGCATTGGGTTCTTTTCTACAGGTAAGCACTCAACACCATTATCTTTTAAAAACTGTCTAGCTACGTTTAGATCCCCTGCCTTTGCTTCTCCACTTGTAATCTTATCTGTTAGTTCTTTCGCAAGAAGTAAATGTAACTTTTCTAGGATTTTAAAATTCTTATCCATGATTAGTCTTGTTTTTAATTAATATAATCACTTTTTATCTGTTTTGCCAAACAGAAGGTACTTAATTTTACCTACAAAACCTAGCTTTCTAACCTTTTTATATAGTTCCATACCTTTTTCATAGCGATATAGTTTAGTTTCTATCTCTGATATACGCATTATTGCTGAAGATAAAAGCAAATCTTGTAGTCTTGTGTATTTAACAAGGTCTAAACAATATGCCCTTACAGCTTCATCAGGCATTTGTTCTGTTTCACGTTGCTTAACTTCAATTTCGAACTCGATTTCTGGTGGTGGATTGCCAACAAGGATTTTAAAAAATTCTTTGTGGTTCATATCAGTTCAATTTTGGGAATAGTTGTTGCTCCAACATATCAACAGCACGATCATCAAGCGTGTTGGTGGTTTGTTTACAAATTGCTCTAAGCAAATCGACTACTAATCTCTTTACAGCAGTTGTAGTAAAGAACTTTAGTAGTATTGGTTTTAAGATTTTTAGCATAATAATCTTGTGTTACTTTTCAAACATAGCTAACTTGCTAGTATTAGACAAGAGTTTGCACTTCTATGGCAGAACAACCTAAACAAGAAAAGAAAAGCGTATGGTTTAAATTACAAGAGGCTGTGCCTGATCGAGAAGAACAATTTGAATTTGTATCACTTTTAGTTCGACTTATTTTGTTGGGGTGGGCTACAGCAATGTTAAGCCTTTCATACTTGGATTTGTCTAAATTAGGAATACCACAACAAAAAATTGATCCCACATTTATAGCTTCAGTTTTTGTAGGTCTTGCAAGTAGTTTTGGTGCTTCAATAACTCAAAAAGGCAAGGAAAACGGAGCAAAAGGAGCTAAAAGTACAAAAGCTGAGTTACAAGAATTGTTAGGTAGTACACAGTTAGTTAGAATAGATACACCTATAAAGTTAATAGTAGATCCCGACAATACGAAAAAATGAAAAAACTATTACTACTAAGTTTGTTTTTAGTTGCACCTTGTTACGCAAACGGAGTACCAACTTGGAGTACTGGCTCTAGCAACCGCACAGAGAATACTACTCAGACAATAACCAGATCAATAGTTACTCAGAAATATGGGTCTGCTCTGGAAACTTGGGAAGCTTCAAATATTGCTGTTACAAGTGCTTCTAGCGGAGGAATAACAGCCACAGATGCAATTTTCACTCCTAATACTGCTACTGATGATTGGTCATTAAGTGTGACTACTAGAGCATCAGGAACCAAAATAGAAGAAATTACACAGAATGATACGATTACGACTACTAGCGTTATCACTTCTTTGTCTGTCTTTAGTCAGTAATAAAGCAAGAGCCGAAGGCGATACAAACGTACAGGCACAACCAAATGCGATTGGTAATTCTAGTATTATCAATCAGAATATGAATGTTAATAATGGAATGACAGGTAAGTTACAGTTTGGAAATTTAGTATGTAGCCAACCAACTATGGCATTTACACCTTTCTATACAGGTAATGATGCAAGAAACCCTAATCCAGAAGGTGCTACATATAGCGTTAACCAAGGTTGGGGTTTTCAGATGAGTTTTATGATACCGCTAGGAACTAATAATGATACGTGTTCTGAATTAGCAAAAGTAAAGCTAGACCTAGCCAAAGAAGAACTAGACAAGCAAGTCCATGATAAGCAGCTAGTTCGTATTTTGAAGTGCGGACAGCTTCACGCATCAGGCTACATGATAAACCCTGCTTCTAAGTTCGCATACATCTGCAATGATGTAATCAATATACGAAGTTATGTAAAAGCTAACTCTGAAAAATTTAAGTAGCTAGTTTAGACACCACATAGTACAGGTATGTGAACTCTAGCTACCTTTGTTATTATCCATCTTTTCTTTTACACTTGCGACTTCTTTTTTAAGAACTTTAGTAAAGATTTTCTTAAATGTTTTCTTGATAAAAGCTAATACTGATTGCATAGCTATACCACCAACCACACTAGCAACTGACGCTGTACCTGCTGCTATTACACTAGAAGCAATAACTTCTGGTGCAGGTATAGGCATTTCACCATAAAAAGGTATAGTAAAGGTAGCTATAGCTTCTTCACTTGATAAAGTTTCTTTGGTTTCTGGCAGGTTTTTCGGTATTGATTCTGGTGTTACTTGCAACCCTTCCTCCGTTGCAGATTCTTTTTCTTCTTCGACAGAAGCTTCCTGACCTCCCAAACCCGACTCTACCTGTTCCAGACTTGGAAGAAGAACTGGATCTAGATATGGAATCTCTGCCACAGGTGGATAAAAAATTGTTTTAGGTGGTACGAGAATATAATCTGTATCAGGCAGATTAATTTCTGGTATATCCATTATTTAGGTATAAGAACCGTGATATGTTCCGCTTGTAGTGCCGTTTGTCCATGATGCTCCTCCATTATTAATAGCTTTACCAGCAGCACCTCCACTTCCACCACTTCCATAATTTCCACTTTGGCTTATGCCATTACTTCCGTTACCTCCAGCATTACCAAAAGTTCCGCCGTTACCACCAGCTCCACCAGCCCCAACATTATAATACCCTTGACCATTTGGTGATCCAGCAGCCCCATTAGTATTGGATTGATTATATCCTTGACCTAATCCTCCAGCACCTCCAGCACCTCCAGCAAAAAGAAAAAATCCTGCCTGCCTACGACCTCCTTGGCCGCCACCACCGCCACCACCGCCACCACCAGAAATACTGCCAGTGTTGTTTATAGTTGCTCCAGATGAAGCAACACTTATTGCATGACCGCCTGCTCCACCAGCACTACCAGAGGCAGCTGTGTATTGAACACTTCCAGAACCACCACTTCCACCAGTTCCATGATGTCCTTGAACCGCTCCAGCAACATTAATTACTAATGTTCCGCCCATACCAGATGAAACTAATATAGCTGCATTTCCAGCAGTTGCTCCTATAGTTACACCAGATGGAACATTGTATATCTTATCTTTAGTAGCAGCCCAATCTGATCCAAAAACAGTTGCTAAAACAACATTAGTAGTGCTACTTGCATTTACCTCTACAGCAGAAACACCACCAAGACCCAACAATATTTGTTGAGTAGCCATTAGCTTAACCCTGATCCTGAGATGTACGCAGTAGAAGAATCAACAAAATACATAGTTGCTATTCCTCTACCAGCTAAAGCTCTATTACCTGTAGCAGCATCCGCAGTATTGTACATGGTCACATTAGTGCCTTGTGTTATAGTTTGACTCGATCCACTATTATTGATAATTGTTATTGCGTCACCAGCAGAAAAAACTGCATTTGGAACAGTAACACCACCAGTTGAAATATATATAGCTTTCCCTGCATCAGCAGCTACTAAAGTATATGCACTACTTTTACTGCTTATAATTATTTTTCTTATATCGCCTTTGCTATCTGTAATTGTACCGCCTGTAGAAAAATTACCAGCATTATCTAAGGTAATTCCATCAACACTTGCTCCTGTGTGTCTAATACTGTTAACAATAACTCTACTACTCATAATTTATCTCCTAGGAAGGTTTTGGGTTAGAATCTTTAACCACTTTAAGGTAATCGTACCAACCTGCAAATTTAACTTTTAAATCAGCATCAGCATCAATACAATGCCAAAGAGCATCTAATTGATCTCCAATGGAAGGATAAGTTTCTTTACCATCAGTTGTTCTATCGGTTTTGTACTTAACAGCAGCAGCTTCAGCATTTAAAGTTGTTCTTGCCTCGTCTATTTTTGATTGTTCAATACTAATTAGTTTATTGTCTTTATCAAACGCACCAAAACTATCATCAATAGTTACCGCATTTGGATAGGCTCTTCTTATAGCAACGTGATCTAAATTAGCCATTATGCTCCTACCTCGATTGCAATAATTGTACTTGATCCAGCATAGTTACCATCTCTCTGATTTAGTGTATAAGTTCCACTATTGTGCATGACTG